AGGAGTTTTGCGCATCCAACATTACATCATGCTGGAATTTTAATCGCTCCCTGTAGGCTTAACGCCCCTACTGGCGGAGATAAAGTTAACGGCAAATAAATAGAAAAAGAAGAGTAGGGCCACTTGCGTTCAAGAATAGATGTTGGTGGCTCCGCATGGTGTGACCCACACGGTGCTTAAACCGGAACCGGTGGGATAAACTCCGGCCCCGTTGGCAACAACTGTGCCCGCGCCTCCAACGTAGATGTAGTACGTTTGGTAGAATAGCTGCGAGGACACACCAAAAGCGCCGCCAGGGGTGATCGGCACTGCTGGAATGGAGATTGGGTTAGCCAGTCTCACTGAGCCAGTGAATGTTACAGCTGGAACAGCAATGGTGGCATTGGTAGCTCCAAAGATGTTGATGGTGACGGAATAAATACCTAGGGGCACATTAGCATTGAAATTGATGGTGTTCCCACCAGAGACGGAGACTCCGTATAAGGTGTTGCCAGCAATTGGTGCCATATTTGCAAATGGCAATGCATTTGTCCAGGTAGCTGTGACAAAAACCGAGGTTGGGACCTGGGTAGGGGCAATAGTGGCGGCGAGTTGGGGCTTGCTGAGCTCAATCTCATAACTAGCCCACAACTCACCGACGATGTTGCTCTGTCCAGATTGTCCACCTTGGGTCGCCACTGTGACAGTGGCCAAATCGTACATTTTAACATCTCCTGAGACAATACCTGCGGTACGGACATACTGCTTGCTGAGAGGATTTTCAGCAGGTGCACACTCAATGGGCAGCACCCCACACGCAGAGGGAACGATGTCGACAGACCACATCTCATTCAACAATTGTTGCTTGTTGATGAATGCGGGGGCATCAGCACGATAGCTTGCAGCTAGCATGATTGATCCCATAGCCGTATTCGTTCCCGAGGTGAGAGCAGTTGCGCTGGTGCTTTTGTACTCGAAAACCAATCCTTTGAATCGATATTCCTGGAAACACTCAGCGACCGAGGACAGGTAGGGAAATGTTGTGGCCAACCCGGGGTTGATGGGGTAGGTCGTTTGTACAAATGTGGGGCCATTCATTACCACGTCACCGATGTACTCACGGTGGCGTAGCGTCATGGTCTCTTTTGATGAATGCATCATGGGGACTTGTTGGGATGCATTCCACATAGTATTGGTCATTGTGTAGTCCCCCTTCCCGAAAATTTTCGGGAAGCCAAACAACCCAGCGGCCGCATTGCCACCGCTAAGTAGCATGCGTCCGAGGTCAGTAACCTGACTCTTGGGTTGATTGAGTTGTTTAAGGAGGCGGGTAACCTCCATGAGATCGTCTGACTTGCGCGCAGCTTGCTTCTTCGCTTTGCGATTATTCTTCTTTGGTGGCATGTATTGGATCCCCCGCCACCTGGGAGACTGTTCATCGAGTTGTAACTGCCCACCCAGTGGGTCAGACATTCCGTGCAGTCGTTCGACCGTCCGCAATATTGCTTGGTACGTAAATATTTACGAGGGATGGTGACCCTCAACGTTTTGGATTGATTACACAACTCGACCCAATGGCTAACAGCCACTCCACCCTTTATACGTCTGGTGCGACGGTCCTCTGACATTGTCAGAAGGGGAGAGTGACATACCGAGCCACGTTTTCATGTGGCTCAAGAGCAACACCGCACAACGAATAATGTCTCTCGATGCACATTTGCTCTTCCGGGCTAATGCCGAAAGCGTAACAAAAGCTAGCTCTTGTCTTCGGCAAAACTTCTCCAAAGACACGCTTATTTCCCTTGCACAACTGACGCACCCCCCAGCCGAAGGCATCACGCTCACGTGTTGCCCTCACATCACCTGCAGACTTTTGGTACATGCGATAAAACTCCTGCCAAACCGGGATGCCACCCGTTAGCGCTTCACCACCTGTGCCAACTGCCTTCATCCACCCACGGACTTCCTTTTGGTTCCGGAGAACATGCACGGAAAAGCTGTCTTTTGGAATCGCAACCCTAGGGTCACGAACCATGAGGTAATCATCTGGTCCAGGGCCAACCCAGACAGGTTGCGTTTGACAAAACACAATCTGCTCAAAGGTATCAACAGGCTCCTCCACTATCATGGTGAAACCCATCTCCCTGAACCATTTGGTGAGTCCAATAGAAAAGAGATCATAGTCCTCTCTTTCCATAATGAACACACAATCATCGCCGTTGTTAACCAATTCAATATCCACGTCTACGCTTTCCGCGTAGGCGCCCACCATGGAACACATAATCACCACATTGCCGAGCGATGTGTTCATGTCCCCACTCATGCGGACACCTTCGGTGGTAA